TGTGGACCTTGGCTAAAGTAGCTCTTATAACTGACACGCATTGGGGCGTCAGAAACGATAGTAACATTTTCTTAGATAACACTGAGAAGTTTCTAAAAGATATATTCTTTCCGCGATTAGACGAGGGTGATATCCAGACTGTGATACACCTTGGTGATATCGTTGACCGAAGAAAGTATATTAATTATGCTACTCTGAAACGTCTGAAGAACGATTTCCTACAGCCGTTGTCAGATAGAGCGTTGGATGTACATATCATTGCTGGTAATCACGATGTTTATTTCAAGAACACAAATGAAGTCAATGCTCTTCGCGAACTTATCGACAACGATGACACCTATAAGAATTTTAACATATATGACAGAACAGCGGAATCTATAAATGTTGATGGATTAGACATACTTTTGATCCCGTGGATTTGTAATGATAACAGAGAACAAATAGAAAATGAAATCAATCAAACAAAATCTCAAATCGCAATGGGCCATCTTGAAATTGAAGGCTTCCAAATGTTCAAGAATTCCATTGCCTCGCATGGTGACGATCGGAATCTTTTTGCCCGTTTTGATCTTGTTATGTCTGGCCATTTTCATCACAGGTCTAGTGATAATCACATTCATTACCTTGGTAGCCATTCTGAGTTTACTTGGAGCGATTATGGCGACGCTCGCGGTTTTCATATATTTGATACTGACACAAGAACATTAGAGTTTATAGAAAATCCATATAAAATATTCCATAAATTTGTGTATGATGATAGTAAGGGCGAACAGCCTTTTATAGATAAAAACAAAGCTAATGAGAATATTAAAGATTCTTACGTCAAGGTAGTTGTTTCTAATAAAGAAAATAATTATTGGTTCGACAAGTACATAGACAGTATCGATGTGTTTGGACCTTTCCAGATCCAAATTGTCGAGGACCATATGCACCTTGATATGGAAGATGCAGATGATATTATTGATGAAGCGGAATCAACATTAGACATCTTTAGGAAATATATCAAGGGGTATGACCTCAAAGGTATGGATAACGATAGATTGTATATGAAGATTGAAGAAATCTATCAAGAGGCGATTTCAATAGAATGATTATTTTTAAAACAATAAAATTTAAGAACTTCCTTTCGACAGGAAACATATTCAGTGAGATTGGTTTAGATGAACACCAAACAACGTTGATTGTTGGTGATAATGGTGCTGGTAAATCGACGCTACTGGACGCTTTGTCATTCTCTTTGTTTGGAAAACCATTCAGAAAGATTAAGAAGCCGCAACTAATTAACAGTATCACACGCAAGAATTTGATGGTCGAAGTTGATTTTAGTATCAATAAAGTGGATTATAAGATCATCCGCGGTATCAAACCTCATGTGTTCGAGGTGTATAAAAATGGTGAGATAATCAACCAGTCGGCTGCGGTAAAGGATTATCAGACTATTCTAGAACGGCAGATTTTGAAAGTCGACCATAAGACTTTCTGTCAAGTGGTGGTTTTGGGATCAGCCACTTTCCAGCCATTTATGCAGCTCAGCACACAAAACCGTAGAGAGATTATTGAAGATTTGCTCGACTTGCAGGTGTTTACGACAATGAATGGTTTGTTGAAGAACAAGATTCTCGTTAATAACGAGTCGCTACGTAAGTCAGACGCGGATAGGAAGCAGCTTAATGATAAAATAACTCTCATGCGCTCCCATATGATTGAAATGCAATCGAATAATGAGGATCTCATTTCTGAGAAAAAAGAAATGATTGAAGATTCTCGAGTAAAAATTGAAGTAAACTCAGCCAAGTACAAAGAACTGGAAGAAAAGAATTGTACATTAAAATCAAATATATCTGATGAGAATAAAATAAAAGAAAAAATGGGTCAGTTGTCATTACTGAAGGTTAAAATCGAAACTAAACTCCGAGGGGTTAGAAAAGATCTTGACTTCTATATGGTAAATGACAACTGCCCAGTTTGTCACCAAGACATCCACGAGGATTTCCGCGAGGAGACAATTAAAGAAAGAAAATCGCAAAAGGAAGAAATTGATGTTGGAATCGATAAACTAGTAGAACAATATAATAAAATGGACTCTAGAATCAAAGAGATCATGGTAGTCAATGATAAAATTAATGATAATAATCTAGAGATTCACACTATAAAGAATAATATTAATTCGACCATGGAATACGTGGCTATATTGGAGAAAGAGATTAACGGTCTGAATAAAAAGATTGTTGAAAATAATGACCATTCGACAATGACTGAATTAGAAACCCATCTTCAACGGATTGAGAAAGAACACTGCAATAACGAAGAAGAGAGGAATATTCTCTCGATGTGCACATCTATGTTAAAAGACGGCGGTATTAAATCCAAGATCATCAAACAATATGTCCCAGTTATTAATAAACTTATCAATAAGTATTTGTCTTCTATGGAGTTTATGTGTCAGTTCGAGCTCGATGAACAGTTCAATGAAACAATCAAATCCAGACACCGTGATGTGTTTAGTTACACATCTTTCAGTGAAGGTGAGAAGATGCGTATTAATTTGGCTATTTTGTTCACCTGGCGTGCAGTCGCAAAAATGAGAAACTCCATAAATACTAACATATTGATAATGGATGAAGTGTTTGATTCGTCGCTTGATGCTAATGGCACAGATGAATTCATGAAAGTCATTAGAGAATTGACCATGGATACGAACACAATTATCATTAGCCACAAGTCAGATCAATTATCAGACAAATTTGAACGAGTGCTGAAGTTAGAAAAGAATAGAAATTTTAGTACCATCACAGAAATATAAGATGAAAGAAATATTATGATTGTATTGTCACCGAAAAACGACCCAGTTCTCACTACTGAAACAGAACGTTTCGACCTAGAGAAACCACCAACAGATCCAATTGCCCTGGCGCACGATATGGTCTCTTTTATTCATAAGAACAACGGCTTGGGGTTGTCTGCGAATCAGTTTGGACTCCCATATAAGGTTTTGGCTATGCGTTCGCATCCAGAGAACTTTGTTTGTTTCAATCCCAGGATCGTCGATCAAAGCGAAGAAGAACTAATCATGGAAGAGACGAGTTTCAGCTTTCCAGGTTTGGTTGTGAAGATTAAACGACCAAGGACTATCAAAGTTAGATTCAACACACCTAATGGTGAAACGTTGACTCATAAGTTTACAGGCATGTCCGCCCGAGTGTTCCAACATCAGATGGATCATCTTAATGGTGTTATTTTTTACACGAGAGCGAGCAAAATTGTCCGCGACCAAGCGCTAAAAAAATGGAAAAAAACTCAAAATAAAGCTTGACATTATTGATTCATTGTAGTATACTATATGTATTGTTAGAATGGAGAAACAATGAATATCTTTTATATGCACGAATCCCCCCAACAATGTGCTGAGTGGATGGTGGACCGTCATGTTGTTAAAATGATTCTAGAAACAGCGCAGCTGTTATCTACGACACATCGATATCTAGATGGCGACGAATGGATAGACCAGACTAAAAATGGTAGAAATATCAAGCGCTGGGCGTTGCCAGATAACCGCGAATCAATCATGTATAAAGCCACCCATATCAACCACCCATCAGCTGTTTGGACTAGACAATCTGTTGAGAATTACCTCTGGCTTGTCGATCATCTGTTTGCTTTGCTTGGTGAATACAAATATCGATACGAGAAAGTTCATGCTGTAGAAGGCAACATTAGTTGGATGTTGCAATCGCCTCCATATAAACTGGAAGAATGGGATATGACTGAAATGCCATGTGCTATGCCGGACGAATACAAGATATCCAAAGACCCCACAATTAACTACAGAAATTACTACAAACACGCTAAAAGCCACCTACATTCTTGGAAAAAAAGAAACCCTCCAGAATGGATTATATAGAAAGATTAATAAAATGACAACAAGAAAGTTTGACCCAGTAAGGGATGTTAGAGATTTCCACCAAGCTTTTGAGCAACGAGTGGCATCGTATCCAGAATTTCCCGAGCAAGACGAACGCGCGCTCCGTGTTAAGTTGCTACGTGAAGAGTTTGGTGAGTATATAGCTGCTGAAGAAGGTGATGATTTTATTGAAGTAGCTGATGCTTTAGCTGATATGCTATATATCATATGCGGAACAGCTGTCTCATACGGCATTCCACTAGAAGATCTCCATAATGAAGTCCATAGATCTAACATGGACAAGCTTGTAAACGGCAAGCCAATTAAGCGCGAAGATGGCAAAGTCATTAAGCCAGATGGATGGGAAGCTCCTAATGTCGAAATGGTTATACATAAAGCATTAGAGACCTATCAAAAAAAGGCTGAAATGAGTCTGTGGTTTGCTGCTAAAAGTAAGGGACAATAATAAAATGGTTGAAGTTCTAACAAGAAAACAACGTGATGTCGAGCATGTTCTTGGGACGCATATTACTTGTGAGGAATATTCCGATAGAATTATGGATACAGATTTTGATTTGTACTCTAGTAATATGGAAGGTGTCAATAACGAAGATAATATTATCGCTAAGTTCAGAAAGAATGTTTTTTCTAAAGATGAACAAGATATGGCGTATGCTGGCCTTCGGGATGCTGCTGTCGAATCACAGAACCGAGGTGTAGCAGCTGGGCCACGTGGTGAACAACTAGGCTCTTCAGGGCGTTCTAATCGCGATTGGGTTACAGCCGAACAGCTTGAACTTTTAGAATATATCGCAAGACCAGACAACGTTATTGATACGGGCACAACTATCGAAAGTATCAAACAATACCACAAAGAAAATAAAAAAGAAGAAACACGTGGACAAGTTTGGATGCGGTCTGTAGTATTGAAACGATACTCGGAGTACACTGGTTGGTTTGACCGTTGGATCGAAGGTCTCCACAATATGGATCGCGCGAGTCAGCGCGATGAAGCTTTAGACATTATTGGTAATTATATCTCAGAAACTAATTACGCACAATCAGTTATGTCTGGTATTGCTGGGTATTTCGACCGTTACCCTCGTATCCCTTATGGTAGAGCCACTTCCTACACGGAGAAGAACTTAGAAAAGTTTGAGATGTGTTATCCTTATTTGAGAAAACTAAACACACAGTTCAAAGAGCTTTTACCACAACGTTGGACAGCGCAACGAGAGCATGCTAATAAGCTTGATTCTAGGTTCTTGGTTGATGAGACAGTGTTTACTACCTTGACCGTGAATCACAACTGGCGTACAGCTTGCCACCGTGATGCCGGAGACCTTACTGTTGGATTCTCCAATATTTGCGGGATCACAGGACCAGATGGTAAGGGGTGGGAAGGCGCAGAGTTTATTCTTCCGGAATATAATATTGCTGTTAATCTTCAGCCTGGCGACATGCTTCTGGTAAATAATCATGCTGGTATTCACGGGAATGATGCTTTGATTGGAGAAGATAACGATCGTCTTACGCTTGTATGTTATTTCCGTGAGAAAATGTTAGAACTTGGAAGCTATGAATACGAGGCTCTAAGAAAGCAGTATGTCGAAGAAAGACGAATGAATAAAGAGCATGATCTTTGGAGACCTTTATGGAATGGTGTTTCACCAGATATGTGGAGAGGTAATGAGTGGTACGCATATCTTGAAAAATATAATATCCAAGATCCATACGCCAAAGAAACGACAGCAAGCCTGGATTCATTTTTCTAATGTGTGGAGTGATTGGATGTACTATACTAAATTTTAGCGAAAGTGATGTCCCTCTAGTTGAGGGACTCTTTCGAGAAACAATGATCCGTGGTAAACACGCCACGGGCGTTTCGTATGTTAAGGGTGGCGTAGTTGTCACACACACGCAACCCTTGCCAGCCGATGAATTCATAAAACAACAGAATATCTTAGATTGGAAGAACGAGGATGGGAATCTCTATTTTGTTGGTCATATTAGATACTCTACATCGGATTTGCGGTTCAATCAGCCTATTTCTAATCCTGGTGTGGCTGTATCACACAACGGCGTTATCTCGCAAGAACCACCGGAACAATGGGAATCAATGTATGGTCTGAAGACGACAACAGCAAATGATTCAGAGTTAATATTAAGAGCCATAGAAAATGGTGACAACCCATTAGAGAAGTTTAAAGAATCTAGTATGGCAGTTTGTTCTATCCAAAAAAACAAGGTGCTGAAGGGATATAGGAATCATTTGAGACCAATGTACATTTCTTACTCGGACCGTATGGTGGTGTTCACTTCTACTGTTAATATACCTTTGCGGGCTGGGTTTAAAGGTACTACAAAAAAGACTGATATGTATAGCGTGTATGAAGTCAAATCAGATTTGACAACAAAGATTGAACATATATATAATGAGAGTGAAGATTTACAATGAACAAATATTATGATAAAAAAGACTATACATGGGGTTACGAGGCAGAGTGGGGAGATATCTCCAGGGGTTTAGAAATTCCCGAGCATCTAGGGTCTTGGGAATACGCCGAGACGGATATTGTTAATCTTAACGGTGAGTATCGAGGAGTAGCTTGCGATCCGTTGGGACTTGAACCTCCTGTTGGTGGTGAAATTAATACCAAACCCACAAAGACTTGGCAAGAACAAGTTGATGCTATTTTTGAGCTTATTGATTTATTCAAGGGTAATGGCGATGATCCTACTGCTAGTTGTGTGAATCACGGTCATCTTCATGTGTATGTCCCAGGTCTTAGAGACGATATCGAAGCTCTTAAGAAACTTGTTTTGTATATCCGTGATAATCAACACGCTGTTATTGATGCATGTTATCAGTATAGAATCCACCCAGATATGTCTCTCGCTAAAACAGCCAAGAGTTACTTGAAATGGGATGGTGGTCGGCCGATGCCAGATTATATGTGTAACAATATATTGTCACTAGCTGAAGATTTTCAAAGCTTCATTCGTTTGCATGCTGCTGGTAAAGATGGTGTTTCCATGGGCCGACCTTTCCGACATGCAATTAATACCTACTGTATGAAACATACTGGTACAATTGAGTTCCGCTGCTTGAGGTCTTCTGTTGATAGAAAAGAGATTGAAGATTCATTTAAGTTCGCCGAGTTGTTTATCGACGCAGCTTTGAATGATGGTCCAGATGTACGTGAGATACTTTGGAATAATGATTTTACCTTCCCTTCCTTTGAATATGACAGTGAAATGTATCTTGGTTGGGAGAAGACCAAATACGATAAATCACGTGGTGAGAAAAGAAGGGAATACCATGAGGTTAGCTGAATGTACAGCCGAACAGTTCAAGAATGCTTTAACAAGCGATCCAGCTGATAAGTTCGCGAAGACATTTCTAGCTAAAGCTAATATGCAATGTCAATGGGGTTCGTGTGTTGGTGCATGGAACGGTGATGATCTTATGGGGGCTATCATAACAACAGTGTCAAAACGATCACCCAAAGTGGCTAATTTGCAGTTGTTACATACATTCAATATCCACCGCGGTAAAGGCGTTGGAAAAACCCTTTGTGAGAATGCTCTTTTGAAATCTAGGCGCGACGGTGCTTGTTACTTTAGAGTTTCTGCTGAGCCTGATGCTGTTGTTTTTTACGAGAGAATTGGGTTCAAGTTTCTTGGTGTGCAAAAATCAAAGTGTCAACTTTCCATGTTCAGAATCATTAGTGATGATATCAAGGACGGTGAGTTTAAATTACAAGATCCAATCATATATAATGCAGTTCACAAAAAAGGTAAAGGTGGTTGTGTTGAAGTTTTTGATGATGGCGTGGAAGACAAAAATTGTTTGTCTTCTTTTTTTGAATAAGGTTGTAATAACATGATAGATAGTAAAAGAAGAAAGGACTTTGTTGATTGGTATAAGTGGTCGCTTACCATCAAGGATTGCGATCCAGCTATCCACATGACAAACTATCTGTTTGATAGATTTGAGCACAATAAAGAACAGAAGTTATGGATCTCATGGATTTATGGCACAACATATTACTTACCAACAGTTTGGGTGATATGGAATGAATTTCCTGATATGAGTCTTGTTGGTGTGGAGAGATTGCGTGATTGGAACAATAAAAACTACAAGAGATTGAGGTATCAAGTAGATACTAAATGGAATAAAGGACATTTACCGCAACAATTCGAATCATACAAAGAATGGGTTGGTGATAAAACACAAAGTGAATCTTTCGAATCACTTCTGTGTGGGAATCCAAAAGAAAACTTTGAAATGGTTTTTGAAGAAGTTAAGGGTAAGTTCCATAAGTTTGGTAGATACTCAACATGGTTTTATCTCCAGACTTTGAAGCAGTGTTGTGGGATGGATATCGAACCAAATAGCCTTATGCTTTCTGATTATAGTGGTTCGCGGTCTCATCGAAATGGATTGCTTATGGGACTCGGTTTAGATGATTGGTATGATAAGAAACTTGATGCTAGTGAGTACGCTTACCTTGAAGATGTTTCTGAGTCTATTTTGGAGGAAGTAAAAGAGGAACATCCAACAACTGATTATTTTGACATGGAAACTACTTTGTGTTCTTTTAAGAAACTTTTCAGAATTAAACATGGCAGATATCTCGGTTATTACCTCGATAGGCAAGCTGAAGAGATTAAGAAATGCGAAAAGGATGAGTGGAATGGTATAGACTGGCAACCGCTCTGGGATTCGAGAAATGAAACTTTAGAAAAAAAGTTGTTGACTAATAATATAAATGCGGGTAAAATGCAATTATATTCCGAAAGTGGGGTGCTAGACGCCACGGGACTTTTCAGGGATAGCATGATTGGTGTTGAATCCTTTTTTCAATAGGAGTGAGGATATGAGTATTAGAGTTATCGCAATCGGTGGTGAGCCAGGATCTGGCAAATCTACATTGATGAAAGAAATCATCGGCCAATTGCCGAATGTCGAAGAGAAGTATAAAAGCACTAAACTTGTGCCATACCTCCAGAGCGGACATGTTTATGTTCTTGGGAAGTATGAAGAAGGTGAAGTGTTCTCTGGTACGGATCGCATGAGCATGGCTGCCCAACCAGAAGCTATTAAATTTGTCGATGCACTACCTGCAGGGTCTATTGTTTTGTATGAGGGTGACAGGCTTTTTACAGCTTCGTTCTTAGAGCATTGCGTCGATAAACATGATCTCCAAATTCTGTACCTTTCTACCGACAAAGCAGTCAGACAAGAGCGTTACAAAGAAAGAGGTAGCGATCAGAATGAGAAATGGCTTAAAGGCAGGGAAACAAAAATCAGCAATATTTTAAGTAATTTCTTGTTGATGTTTAATGTGTACAAATATGAAAACAACACATTAGAAGAACAGAAAGAAATATTGGAGAGTGTGAATATTAAACTTGCTTTTTAATAACAAATAAGGTATAATACAATTATATTACGGTGAATGAGAAATATTTAAATATGAGTAAACCCCCAAACTACAAATACAGCGAAGATAAAATATTATCTGAGCTTAAAGAATACCTAGATAAGACATATGGTCAGCATTATGCTACTGGTGATGAGTCTAGTCTAGAATGTTTTGATGCTTGGATTGCACTTGGTGATTCAACGCCAACTTTCAGAAACACAGCAATCAAGTACTTATGGCGTTATGGAAAAAAGAACGGTAACAACAAAGCTGATCTCTTAAAAGCTATGCATTACGTATTGATGTGTTTGCATGTCGACCACTATTATGATGATAAAAAAGGTTAAAAAATGGAAATTAAAATTGAAATCGAACAACTACAAAAACGAGGCTTGTTCTTAGCAACGCCTATGTATGGTGGGCAATGTGCTGGGATGTTCGCTCGCTCTGTGGCGGATCTTTCTGCTATGTGTGCTAATCATAACATCCCATTGCAGATGTACTTTCTGTTCAATGAGTCATTGATCACCCGCGCGCGTAACTACTGTTGTGATGAGTTCATGCGCTCGACTTCTGAGCATATGATGTTTATTGATTCCGATATTGGTTTCAATGCACAAGATGTTATTGCGCTTATGGCTTTACAGGCGCAGAATGAAGATGAATATGATATTATCGGTGGACCGTATCCAAAGAAAACTATTGCTTGGGAAAAAATCAAACATGCAGTAGATAAAGGTGTAGCCGATGATGATCCTAATGTCTTGGAGAATTTTGTTGGTGATTTTGTCTTTAACCCAAAAGGTGGACAACAGTCGATTCAACTATCTGATCCAGTCGAGGTGTTGGAAATCGGTACAGGGTTTATGATGGTGTCTAGAAAGGCGATGACAAAGTTTTCTGAGGTATACGCTGAATACAGTTATAAGCCGGACCACGTGCGTACTGAGGCGTTTGATGGTAGTCGCGAAATTCTGCAGTATTTCCAAGCCGAGATTGATCCAGTATCCAAACGTTATCTATCCGAGGATTATTGGTTCTGTCAAAAAGCACAACAGGCTGACCTTAAAACATGGTTCTGTCCGTGGATGAAACTGCAACATGTAGGCTCGTATATTTTTGGTGGGTCGCTGGCTGATCTGGCGTCAGTTGGTGTGTCTGCGACAGCTGACCCGAATACAATTAAGAAACAAAAGAAAAAGAAATAGGAATTAATAGTATGAAAATTACAACTAATACAATTGCAATCTTGAAAAACTTTGCAAAGATTAACCCTTCTATTTTAATCCCAGAGGGCAATACTCTACGCACAATTTCACCATCTAAAACTATCATGGCTAAAGCTACGGTTGATAGTACTTTCCCACAGCGTTTTGCGGTGTATAATCTAGATCGTTTCCTGTCAACACTGAGTCTGTTTCCAGACCCTGACCTAGAGTTTGGTGACCGTACAGTTGTTATTTCGGATGGTAAACAAAAGATCAGCTACGTTTACGCTGAAGAAAATACAATCACAAAAGCGCCTGAGAAAGAAATTGTATTACCTTCAGAAGATGTGAAAGTTACTATCACCGAAGCGCAAATGCGCGACGTTGAGAAAGCAGCGAGCATTCTTGGTATGCCTGAACTTTTGATGGAAGGTGATGGTACTACAGTACGACTTCAAGCAGCGGATTCAAAGAATCCTTCTGGAGATACCTACTCGATCGATATTGGTTCTACTGATTCTGTGTTTAAGGCTATCTTTAAGATTGAGAATATCAAAACAATCCCAGGTGATTATGATGTAACTATCAGTTCTAAAGGTATCTCACACTTTAGGCAAGGTAAAGTAGAATACTATATCGCTGTTGAACAATCTTCTTCATTTTAAATAGCATTGGGGGGATTCATCCCCCCTTTCGCCCTATATAATTGAATGGAACTTATAATATGATGAATGAAAATAAAGACTTCCTTTGGTGCGAGAGATACAGACCAAAAACAATCGCCGATACAGTGCTACCAGTAGATCTAAAAACGACATTCCAAACGTTTGTGGACCAAAAGAACATTCCTAATTTAATCCTAGCTGGCTCGGCTGGTGTTGGTAAAACGACAGTAGCGCGTGCTATGCTTGAAGAGCTTGATTGTGATTACATCATTATCAACGGATCGATGAATGGTAATATTGATACACTAAGGAATGAAATCCTTAATTTCGCTTCGAGTGTATCATTGAGTGGTGGGCGTAAATATGTTATTTTAGACGAAGCTGATTATCTAAACTCGAACTCCACACAACCAGCGCTTAGAAACTTCATGGAAGAGTTTTCCAAAAACTGCGGATTTATTCTTACTTGTAACTACAGCAACCGTATTATCGATCCCCTACATTCAAGGTGTTCTGTTGTTGATTTTAAAATCTCTAAGTCAGATATGGCCAAACTTGCTTCATCTTTCTTTAAGAAAGTTGTTGGTATTTTACAAACAGAAGGTGTTGAATTCGATCAAGCCACAGTAGCCACAGTAATCAATAAACACTTTCCTGATTGGCGGCGTGTTATTAACGAATTACAAAGATACTCAGCGACAGGTAGAATTGATTCAGGTATGCTTGTCAACCTGCGTGAAGTTTCCATTAAAGACCTCATTACTATGATGAAAGAAAAGAACTTCAGCGGTATTCGTAAATGGGTTGGTGAGAATCTAGACAACGATCAATCTGATGTTTTCCGTAAACTGTATGACACAAGTACTGAGTTCTTATCTAACAAAGAGTCTGAAGCACATATGATTTTGATTCTTGCTAAATATCAATACCAATCAGCGTTTGCTGCTGATCAAGAAATCAACTTGATGGCTTGTTTGACTGAGATGATGATCGAGCTGGAGTATTCTTAATGAATCCTTTTGATTTTGTAAAATCTATTACATTCGACAAAAAAGATTTAATGAAAGAAGACGAAGGTGCAGAGAAGTCATATAGCTCATTTCTAACAAACAGATCCCTTTCATACCACACCGACACCCTGTTCTACGCCCAGGAGATGAATGTACATCATAACCTAGATAATAAGCTTCAATATCGCTATCTTCTAAATACTATACGACCAAAAAAGCGTTTCGCCAAATGGTCCAAAAAGAAACAAAATAGTAATATTGGAGCGGTTATGGAGTATTATGGATATGGCTATCAAAAAGCAATTTCAGCTATCTCAATACTATCCGATGACCAGCTCGATCAAATAAAAACAAGGATCGAAAAGGGTGGATAAATGGATGAACTTGTTGAATCTCTCGTAGAAGTCTATATTAAAAGTGAAGACTTCTTGAGGATTAAAGAAACATTAACTAGAATAGGTGTCGCTTCTAAGAGGGAGAAGAAGATATTCCAAACATGCCATATCTTGCATAAGAAAGGCAAATATTATATTGTGCATTTTAAGGAAATGTTTGCATTAGACGGCAAACCTACTAGCTTCTCCGAAGAAGATAAATGCCGTAGGAATAAAATTGCAAGAATGTTGAGGGATTGGCATTTGTTGGAAATTGTTGAAGAAGAAAAGGTGGATTCCGAAGACACTATTTACTCTCAATTCAAGGTTATTAGCTTTAAAGAAAAACACCTTTGGAGCCTAGAAACCAAATATAATATGGGCAAGAGATAAATTATGTTCATATGCGATCAAATAGCACATAAGATCAAATCCCTCAGGGTATTATTGCGTCAATGTCAAATTGAAAAACAACATGTTTCAAGTGAAGAAAAAGATATAGAAAATGATAAAAAACATTATACCGTGGACGATCCGAAGAAAACCAAAACTACCAAAAACAACCGCAGAAGAAAAGATAGAGTTGGTGACAAACATGCTCTTCCCGCCTCTAGAGATCAACTCTGAGGTCGACAAGAGCGGCGCGCCTATCAAATTTCACGTTGATCATTCACTAGATTCAAATCTAGATGTAGTACTGATGGATTTGATCGATGATAAAAATGATGCGACTGTACATCAAACGCTCGAATCTGTTATCAGGCAGCTGCACGATATCCGCCGGATGCTCGGTGCATATGCTATGCTGGATAAAACAGCAGAATATATCGTAGTCGATAATCCCAAAACTGAATCAATTGATGAGATAAGATAATTTAACTGTTGACTTCAATTGAAGTCAGGGTTATGTTAATATAACACATTTATAATATGATTGGAGATTCCATGAATTTCTACACTAATATCTCACAACGAGGTAATAGAATATATTTCCGCGGCTACAAAGACGGCCAACGAGTACAGTTCTGGGAGAACTATAAACCTTACATGTTTGTACCGAGTGATGTTGGTACATACAAGACACTGAGCGGCGCGAAGGTAGCTAAACTTGATTTTGATACAATCAAAGAAGCTAAAGAATATTCGCAGCAATATAAAGATGTATCAAATCGCGAGGTTTATGGTTTTAACAATTTCCAGTATATGTATATCTATGATAGATACAAAGGCGAGATTAACTATGATCCATCGAAGGTAAATGTTGCTTCTATTGATATTGAATGTGCTGCCGATGAGGGATTCCCAGACATAGCTTTGGCCGATAAAGAGATAACTGCGGTAACAATGCGCATCAAAGGACACTCAGTTGTTTTGGGATGCGGTGATTTTGTTACTGATGACCCTAAAATCAAATACATTAAATGTCTAGATGAAGACAATCTGTTGATGAAATTCGTTGACGTTTGGCGCGCGATGGACATTGATATCATTACAGGCTGGAATATCGAATTCTTTGATATTCCATACTTGACTAACCGCGTCATTAATCGGTTGGGTATGGATATGGCTAGTAAGCTTTCGCCATTTGGTAATATCAGGAAACGTGGTGTTGATTTCCGTGGTCAGGAGAACGAGAGTTATCTTATCGAAGGTATTTCCGTTCTAGATTATTACCACCTGTATCGGAAATTTAAGTTCAGCAACCAAGAATCCTATAAGTTGGATTATATAGCTCAAGTTGAACTTGGTGAGAAAAAGATTGATTATTCGGAGTACGGTGATCTTCTTGATCTTTATAAAAACAATTATCAAAAGTTCATTGAGTATAACATCCATGACTGCGTGCTTGTTGATAGACTGGAAGATAAACTTAAATTCATCGAACAGGTTATGGCTTTTGCGTATGATGCAAAGGTCAATTACACAGACACACTAACTACTGTGCGTCCATGGGATGTTATTATTCATAACTATCTATTAGACAAGAGAATTGTAATTCCGCAGTTAAAGGTTGATGATTCCGAGGGTCAATCTTTGGTGGGTGGATATGTCAAAGAACCAAAGTTAGGTCTCAGCGAGTGGGTTGTATCGTACGATTTGAACAGTCTATACCCTCACCTCATTATGCAGTATAACATCAGTCCCGAAACGTTTGTGAAGAAAGACGAACTCTGGCCTGGTCTGGGTGCTTTGTTGGATAAACGTTTGGATTTGGACAATTTTGATCCAAACCGAGATTATGCTCATGCAGCTAATGGTTGCGCGTATACTAAAAAGTTCCAAGGGTTTCTCCCGTCTTTGATGGAAAAAATGTATGATGACCGTGTTACATATAAAAAGAAAATGATCGAGGCCAAGAAACGTTACGAGCAAAACAATAACCCAGAAGATGAGAAGCTTATAGCACGTTATCATAATATGCAGCTTGCTAAGAAAATCCAACTTAACTCAGCATATGGAGCATTGGGGAACAAATACTTTAGATGGTTCAACCACAAACACGCTGAAGCCATTACTACATCTGGCCAGCTGGCGATTCGTTGGATTGAACGAGCTATGAATTCAAATATGAATAAAATGCTGGGCACAAGTAACGAGGATTACATCATTGCTTCTGACACAGATTCGATTTATGTGGAGATGAAAAGCGTTATCGATAATGTGTTTGTGGATAAAAAGGTAGATGAGCAGAAAATAGTAGACGCCCTAGATGAATTTATTGAGGCAAAGATCCAGCCATTCATGGATAGCTCATATGCTGAACTAGCTAACTACATGAATGCGTATAAACAAAAGATGATGATGAAGCGAGAGACTATCGCCAACAAAGGCATCTGGCGTGGCAAAAAGATGTACATCTTGAATTGTTGGGATGTTGAGGGTGTGCGTTTCAAAGAGCCTAATCTCAAGATGCAAGGTATTGAATCTGTTCGATCTTCTACACCACAGGCTTGTCGCAATAGTATTAAAGAAGCGCTTGGTATCATTATGAATGAAGACGAAATTAGTCTACATGCATTCATTAAGAACTTCCGAGAAGAATTCCTGACTCTTCCGTTCCAACAGGTTGCTTTCCCAAGGGGAATTAAGGGGATGCAAAAATATAGAGATAGCGCTATGATCTATAAGAAAGGAACGCCAATCCAAGTGAAGGGAGCGCTATTGTATAATAACCTTTTGAAAGAATTGGGTGATAAGCGTCTGAAGCCAATCCAAAATGGTGATAAAGTTAGGTTTGTGTATTTGAAGATGCCCAATCCAATAAAGGATACAGTTATAGCGGCTCCTGACAAATTGCCAGAAGGTGTTGAATTGGATAAATATATTGATAAAGACATGCAATTCAATAAATCATTTCTAGAGCCAATTAGGTCGATAACAAACGTTATTGGTTGGGATGTTGAACACACCACAACATTAGAAGATTTCTTTTCATAAAATAATAGGAGAAAATTATAATGATCACAGATAAGAGCTTTGACTTTGGTTTTTCACTCGTTAGTGAAAATGAGCTACGAGAGCACGAGAATATCTTAAGAGAGACTATTGCAAACGAAACCGAAAAGGCCAAAGAGTTCGAACAGCAAGCCCAATCATGCCAATAAGAATCCTTCCTTGGGTCACATTGATTTCCGGTTTGTCCATATCAGGAATAGCGGGTTATTATTCTATTATTGGGTTGACTGCAATCTTCGCTGCAGCTTTCTGGCCAGTTGTAGTTATGGGCACGGCTTTAGAAGTAGGCAAATTGGTATCATTGTCTTGGTTGTATAATAACTGGGCGATTGCTCCATTCCTAACGAAGACTTATTTTATATTTGCGATTGTGGTGTTGATGTTTATTACAAGTATGGGCATTTTTGGGTTCCTTTCAAAAGCGCACATTGACCAAACATTGATAGGTAGTAACGTGGAAATTGAGGTTGCTGGCGTCCAATCAAAGATAGATAGAGAAACAACGCGGATTGTTTTCAACAAAACAGTTTTGGATCAATTGGATGCAGCTGTCAATTCACTAACAGAGGCCAACCGCATACGCGGATCATCAGGCGCGATTGCTGTGCGTAAAGACCAACAAGAACAAAGGGATGCACTTCAATCTGAGATCGATGTTTCCCTGGATAAGATACAAGTGTTCAATGTAGAAATGTCTGTATTGGATATAGAACAGACCAAACTGGCGGCGGAGGTCGGACCAATTAAATTCGTAGCTGAGTTGGTCTATGGTGAATCCTCTAAGGAGGTTATAGAAAAATCTATTATATATGTTATTGTTATATTGATATTCGTATTCGACCCATTAGCAGTTCTGTTGATATTGGCTTTCAACATAGGTGAGAAAAATAAAAATAATGTAAATAAAAGCTTGACTAATAATGCAATCGATAGTATACTAACTATTAATGACGAGTTTATCAACGAAGGAAGACGCAATGTCACTGAAAGAAAGATTAATAAAAAACAGCACTATAAGCCTAACTGACACTCTAGACCAGAGTAAAGTTTTTGCTAAAAAGGATATGATACCGACATCTGTGCCAATGATTAACGTTGCATTGAGTGGAACTATCGATGGTGGTTTGACGCCAGGCTTAACAATGTTAGCGGGGCCATCGAAGCACTTCAAAACAGGATTTGCACTTCTTTTGGTGTCTTCGTTCCTGAAGAAATATAAAGATGGTATTGTACTTTTTTATGATTCTGAGTTTGGTACTCCACAAGAATATTTTACAACATTCAATATTCCTTTTGAATCAGTGGTTCATACGCCTGTCACAGATATTGAAGAACTGAAGTTCGATATCATGAAGCAGCTTAAAGAAATAGATCGTAAAGACAAAGTAATGATTGTTATCGATTCTATCGGTAACATTGCTTCAAAGAAAGAAGTTGAAGACGCATTGAACGAAAAAGCTGTTGCTGATATGTCCCGCGCCAAACAGTTGAAATCTCTTTTCCGGATGGTAACACCGCATCTTTCTTTGAAAGATATTCCTATGGTAGTAATCAATCACACATACAAAGAAATTGGTTTGTACCCTAAAGATATCGTTGGTGGAGGTACTGGGAGTTATTACGGGAGCGATAATATCTGGGTTCTTGGGAGGCAGCAAGATAAGGATGGCACAGAAATTGCAGGGTATCATTTTGTCATTAACATCGAGAAGTCGAGGTATGTTAAAGAGAAATCTAAGATTCCGATTACAATTTCATTCAATGGCGGAATCAATCGCTGGTCTGGTTTATTGGACCTAGCATTGGAAGGTCAATTCATGGCAAAGCCGAAGAATGGCTGGTATTGTAAAGTGGATCAGGAGACTGGTGAGCTGCTTCAGCCAAACATGAGAGCAAAGGACTTTGTAAATAATAAAGATTTCTGGATGACAATGATTAAAGAAACAAACCTATCTGAGTTCATCAAGGGGAAATATAAAATGGTAGTTGGGTCCATCATGGACACAGATGAAATGGATTACGTCTAGATGTCACAAGATCATAATGCGCGTGTCGAGCGGTTGCTCGACACGCCTTTAGTGGGGAACAAATCAAGCTTTCTCGTTCGTCTTATGGCTCTATATGAAAGTTTGTTGTTGCCGGCGAATATTAGTAAAACAAAGGTAAAAAAATAATTTAACTGTTGAATTTAAATCAAAATAACGTTATAGTACAGTATAATTTAAAAGGGTGAATCTTAATGTCGATTGAGCAGATTATTTTCAATAATCTAGTATATAATGAGCCGTATGCACGCAAAGTCGTGCCATTCATCAAAGACGAATACTTTAGTGATTATTCACATAAAATTTTGATTGGTCTGATCAAGAGCTATATTGAAGAATATAACACCTTTCCTAACAAAGAATCTTTGGCTATCGATCTTTCGAACAAGACTGATATCAATCAAAATGCATTTGATGATTGTAAGAACCTTATATCTTCATTGTCAGTCGATCAAGATCATGACTTAGAATGGTTGGAAAATAACACTGAGAAGTTTTGCCAAGATAAAGCCATATACAATTCTATTATGAAATCTATTGAGATTATAGATGACAAAACAGATAATGAGAAAAGTTCAAAGGGATCGATCCCACAAATACTTTCGGATGCTTTGGCTGTATCTTTTGATACACATATTGGACATGATTTTATTGAAGACGCCGAAGAGCGTTATGATTTTTATCACAAGAAAGAACAGAAGATACCATTTGATATTACACTATTGAATGAAGTCACCAAAGGTGGCCTACCACGTAAGACTTTGAATATTGTTATGGCTGGAACTGGCGTCGGTAAATCTTTGTTCATGTGTCATGCTGCAGCAGCCAATCTGATGGCTGGTAATAACGTGTTATACATTACGCTTGAGATGGCCGAGGAAAGAATTTCTGAAAGAATAGATGCTAATCTGCTCGACGAGCCGTTGGACAGCCTCAAACTTTTACCTAAAGAATCATACAAGAAGAAGGTTGAGAGACTAAAGGCCAAGACTACTGGTAAGTTGATTGTTAAGGAGTACCCCACAGCATGTGCTGGATC